ATTACTATTCTCCTGTAGATTATCAAGGAGGTATACAGTATGCAGAGCTAGAAGAGGAGATAGCTAATTATCATCTTAACAATATTATGAATGGTTTGAGTCCATCAATGATGATTTCGTTTAATAATGGTACGCCAGATGAGGAGACTCAAGAGATGATTGAGAGAAAGATTAGAGATAAGTTTTCTGGAAGCTCTAATAGTGGCAAATTCATCCTCGCTTTTAACGACTCTAAAGAAAATGAAGCCTCAATAGAGCCTGTACAGTTAAGTGATGCTCATCAACAGTATCAGTTTTTAAGTGAGGAGTCTATGCAGAAAGTGATGGTATCCCACAGGATAATCTCTCCTATGCTTTTAGGAATTAAAGATAAGACTGGACTAGGGAATAACGCTGATGAATTGGCTACAGCTTCTATACTTATGGATAATACTGTAATAAAGCCATTTCAAGACCTTTTAATAGGTGCTTTTGATGATATACTAGCCTTTAATGATATCGTGCTTAATTTGTACTTTAAAACGCTACAGCCACTAGAATTTACAGACCTAGACAATGCTATGACTAAAGAGCAAGTAGAGGAAGAGACAGGTCAAAAGTTAAATACTCACTTAAAAGCTCCTTGCTGGGATGGATATGAGCAAATAGGTACTAAAATCAAAGATGGTAAAGAAGTGCCTAACTGTGTACCTTTAGAGGATATTAATAGAATGAAAGAGGACTTATATGAAGCTCTAGAAAATATAGAGGATGAGGACTTATCTGACTATGAGCTAATAGATGAGAGACCAGCTAATGAGTATGATGACCTTATACATAAAACTCTAAAGTTTGCTAGTGCTGTATCTAGTACTCCTAATAAAGTGAGTGAGCAAGATACTAGTATTTTAAAGATTAGATATAAATATACTGCTGGTAGGAGTACTGCTGGAGAGAGTAGAGACTTCTGTAAAAAGATGTTATCTGCTAATAAGGTATACAGAAAGGAAGATATAGATAGCTCTGATCCTAATTATAATGGTAATGCTAATAATGTTAATGAGGGGTTTGGTTTAGATGGTGCTGATAACTATAACGTATGGTTGTATAAGGGCGGTGTAAACTGTAGCCACTACTGGATGAGACAAACTTATCTAAGAAAGAATAATGAGAGAATATCTGTAGGAGAAGCTAGAGCTAAGATTATGGAGTTAGATCCTAGCCTTAGAAGTGAAGCTAAAATACCTACTAATGAGCCAGAGGTCGCACAGATAGCCTCTGCTAGAAATAACTATTGGAGAAAATAATATGGCTACAGTACTATTTATAAAAAGGTCGGATATAGTAAAGAACAGTATCATTGATGGAAATGTAGATACTGATAAGTTTATTTACTTTATTAAAATTGCACAGCAGATGCACGTACAGAATTACTTAGGTACTAAGCTCTATGATAAAATTACTAATGATATAGCTTCTGATACCTTAAGTGGAGATTATCTAAATATAGTAAATGAGTATATACAGCCAATGCTAATACACTTTGCTATGGTAGACTACTTACCTTTTGCTAGTTATGAGCTAAAGAATGGTGGTTTAATGAAGCATACCTCAGAGAATAGTCAAAATGCTACTAAAGAAGAGGTAGACTTTTTAGTACAGAAACATAGAAACTTTGCTGATTTCTATACTAGAAGATTTATAGACTATATGAGCTTTAATACTAATTTATTCCCAGAATACAATTCTAATGTAAATGACGATATGTATCCAGATAAGGATGCAAACTGGGTAGGATGGGTGCTGTAATATGGAGTATAAAATAAAGAAAGAAAATCTTAAAAAGATTATTAAGTACATAAAGAAAAAAAAGACTAAGAAATGAGTTACGGAAGCATATATAGTAGTACGTGGTGGGGTTATGTAGAGGAGAATGGCTATGGTGGAATTTATTATAGTTTAGCTTCAAGCGGTTATGTAGGTTTTGTTTTTGATGTAGATACTACACAAGCGGGTGTTTCTACTTCAACACAATTTAAACTACCTTTATCATCTACAGGTATAACTGATGCAGTAGTTGATTGGGGAGATGGAACAACAGATACATTAACAACTTGGAATCAAGCCGAAACAACGCACACCTATTCAACAAGCGGTACATATACTATAACTATAACAGGAACTTTAGAAGGGTGGTTTGTTAATAATGGTGGAGATAAGCTAAAAATAAAAGAGGTTAAAAATTGGGGTAATGGAGATGGCTTAACGCTTAAGAATGTTAATGGTGGTTACTTTATGGGTGCTAGTAATATGACTTGTATTGCAACTGATGCGCCTACTATATCTGCCTCTAATTTTCAACAAGTGTTTAGAAGTTGTGGAAGTATTGTGAGCGGTGTTAAAAATTGGGATGTTTCTGGTGTCACAAATTTAATATTTGGTTTTTATCAAGCTAATGACTTTAATGAAGATTTAAGTAATTGGGATGTGAGTAATGTTACAAATTTCGCATATTGTTTTGAAAGTTGTTTTGATTTAGATCAAAGTTTTGCGAGTTGGGATATGAGTAGTGCAACTAGTGTAACAAGAATGTTTAGGGCGGTAACTTTATCAACTGCAAACTATGATGCTACACTTATAGGGTGGGCTTCACAGAGTTTAAATAGTGGTTTATCAATTGAATTTGGAAATTCAAAATACACCGCAGGGGGCGATGCTGAAACAGCGAGAAATACACTAATAAATACTTATGGTTGGACTATTGTAGATGGTGGAAGTGTTTAATATATAATTATGGAAAAAAGAATAGATTTATGTTACCCAGAACAAGAAACGTGGTTTATTTGTTGGGATAATGAAAGACAAAACATAACAGCTTATGATAGTATAACACCTGTTCAGTGTTTAGGCACTAAGTGGGAGGAAATAGACTATTATATTGTAAAAGATTTATGGTTAGAAGTATTAAATAATAATGGTATTGATACTGAATATTTATAATTATGATAACTAAGGTAGCAAGTGCTAAACATAAAAATAGAATAGATAAACAAAAATCTGCAAATCCTGTACATAAGGATAAACTTGTAGTGAATTGGAGGCACTATCATAGTAATACTTCGACTTTTACGCTTTATGATACTGGTATGACTACTGCGTTTCCTTATGCTTATGGTACTATTCCTGTGCCTTTTAATTGTTATGTTTCAAGCGTTACAATGACTGCTAATAAATATAGTAGTTATGGCACACCACAAGGAAGTAGTGGAATTGTATATATATATAAAGGTTTAAATACTTTAGTTACTTCTAAAACACTAAGCTATACAGGTAGCGAGGGAATGGTATTAACTTTTGATTTTGGTACTACTGCACCTATTGATGCAGATGATAAAATTACTTTAAGATGGTATGCTAATGGACTTTGGCGTTATATGAATAGTACAACAATATTAACAGAAAGATAATGAGTAAACCTAAATTAGCACTAATACCAAGTGGATATAAAAGTGGGAAAGTATATTCTATTTTGCCTAATGATGCTACAGGAGATTTTGACTTTACAAGACAGTCAATAGGTACAAGAGTACGCAAAGATGGTTTAATTGAGGAAGCTAAAACAGTAGGCAGTATTACTAATCTTATTTTAAATAGTGAAGATTTTAGTACAAATTGGACTAATTTTAATGGTGCATCTATTTCAACAGATCAAGCTCTTGCTCCAGATGGAACAAATACTGCTGATAAAATTGTATCTAATGGAACAAATTATAGTTTTACAAGACCTACAAGTAACATAACTGTAACAAATGCCAAGTATTATACTGCAAGTATATATGTGAAAGCAGATGTTGAAACTGTTGGATATTTACGTTGCGACTATGGAACTTTAATTTATAATAGAAAGTTTGATTTAAGTGCTGGAACTTTAAGTGCTGGTTTTGATAATACTGCCAATATACCAGAAAATGAAAGAATAGAGGAACTTGCAAATGGTTGGTATAGAGTAAGTATGACTGATG